AAAAATCTATTTCTGATGTGTAACAATTTTTAATATCATTATAATAAATCTTCTCAAACATCGTAAAAGGATTTCTATAAAATTTTAAACTCAAATCATCAGTATCCAAAACATGAAATCCCCTTTTGGATTGATAATCATTCCAATAAAGTTCGTAAGGGTTGCCAAGATAATACACATTACCCTTATTTGATTTACTATGAAAATGACCTGAAAGAACCTTATCAAATTTCCTAAATGGATCTGTGGATATCCCATGATCCATTACAATTCCAGGCACAGTCTCAAAACCATTAAACTCAAGATGGCCCACACAGAGAGATGCGTTAGATTTTTCCAAAAGTTCGTAAACTCTGGATCGATTGTCATCACATATCCAAGGGATGCCAAGTACAGGCAAAGAACCAAGAAGGAATTCACCAGGGCCATCCATAATCTGAATGTTGCCATACTCTCCCAGGAGGAGAGATGGGGCATTAATTCTAAGAGTGTTTTTATAGTAGATGTCATGGTTTCCTACCAGCATGGTCATCGAGACACCCATATCTTGCAAAGGATTGAACCACATTTCTTTTGCCGCATCCAAAGAATTGAAGTTTACAGATTTACGGCGGTCAAATGTATCACCCAAGCAAAGTACATGTTTAATTTTTGAGGCTTTAATAAAGGGTAATGCAATTTCAGTATAAAATTTTTTATAATACTCTACATAAGTTTGCGAATCATTTCTCACTCCAAAATGTTGATCAGTAATAACAAAGACTTTACTCATTAACCGTACCTACTGCTAGTTTCAACTTTAGATTTTATTTGTGAATAATTTGCATAATTTTCCACATCACCTGTAAATATTTGTTCAAAACCTGTCTTTTCAATTAATTTTTCCTTGATATCCATCTGACGTTTTTCTTTTGCAATCCTTCTTAGGAAGGCATAGTAAACAATCTGAGTAAAATATGCAAATGGATTTTTAGATTTTTCAGGATCAAAATTATCAATGTACTGAATACAATTTTCAATCCCATCACATACCATATCATCTTTATACATGTAATTAATAAAGTTTGGTCGATACGATAGATGAGTTGCAATCTTAAGAAAACACTCACCGAGATAGTTTGATACTCTTGGTTTTGTTAATCCTTTTTCTTTTGCAATAGCAACTTTATTCCTATAGACAATGATAGCCTCAAGAAAATCTTGATTATTAATATAATGTTGTTTTTTCTTTTCGTTCATTGCTTTGGATTATCTTTGTTTACTAGTATACCGCAAAATAAAAATTTGTCAAGTCCCAAACACAAAACGATGGGAGCTTGACAAACATTCAAATTATATGTACAATCATTCTTGTAAAGGATGAAATACTTAGAGATTCAAAGCTTCTTAAATAATCTCTCTAATCTTTCTCTTTCTGCAGCAACTGAGTTAATATATCCCATCGCTGCGTCAGGTTCAACTTTATTATCTACTTTATCTTCTTCATCCGTTTCTTCGCTTCTTAGAAACATATGATAAATGGCAGAAGCTTCTTTAGATGTTGGAGCAATTGATAAAATATCTTTTTCTTGAATAATATAAAATTCTTCTTCAGAAAATCTCATCCATTTCGAAACTCCAACACCTTGAACCTTTTGCCCATTTTCTCCAACTCGTGTGATAACTTCGACAGAGCAAGGATTTGAAACATACAATACAGATTGTTCTCCTTCTTGCGACAAAAGACATTCAGCAATAATTTCATCTCCTGACGTGAGTTTAATTACTGCTTCAAATTCTTCTTCGTGTCGAATGTAGTTAATCATACTAGTCTTTGATCTTAATTTCTAGAATTTCGTAGTCAAAATTTTCTTCATTATAAATTTTAATTCTTTCAAACAAATGATTTAAGGTGTAATTTTTGAAATTGTCTTTAGAAATATCATCAGAGATATCATATAAAACTGCTTGATTTTTATTCTCTCCTTTTCTCAGAACTCTTCCGATTGATTGGAGGTTTCTGACTCTTGATTTACTAGGGGAAGCAAAGATAACATTATGTAAATTTCGGATGTTAATACCAGTAGAAAAAGTCCCGTAAGAAGCAACGATGATAGCATTGTTTTCCTTTTCAGTTATAGCTCTAATTCTTTCACGTTCTTCAGTTTCTATTCCACCATGAACAAGAAAGACTTTTCTCTGATCGTCAACACTAGTATTTATAAGTTCATAAAGAGGGTCTCCATGTTTTTCGACATAGTTGAAGAGTACAAGAGTATTTCCTTGCAGATCTCGACATAAGTTACGAATAAATTTATTCCGACCTTCATGGGTGACAATATACTCCATTTCATTTTGATAACTTTCAAATTTTTTAAATTTGTGTTTCAACAATAAAACTTTAATTTTCAAACGAGATAGGTGACCTTCATTGATAAGATGATTTGTGTTTGTAACTTTATTGCATTTACCAAACAAACCTTCAAGAACTAATTGATTAGTATTGCTACCATCAAGAGTTCCTGTAAATCCAACTCTATATTTGCACTGGTGCATTTTAGTTAAAATGCCTGTCAAAGATTTTGCTTTAAATAAATGTGCTTCATCTCCAATAACAGCATCAAACCTATCAAACCATGCTTTATTTTCTTTGTAGATTGATTGCCAAGTTGTAATTACTACAGGTTGATCGATATGATATTTGTCTCTACCTGCATAAATTTTATAACAATAATCTTCTGCTCTCCATCCATAATCTTCAAAGTCTTTATAAAGTTGCTCTACTAAAGAAGTTGTCGGAACAATAATTAAAACATTTCTATCAGCATTAACATGATATCTAACTAAAGAATAAATCATCAAAGATTTTCCAGAAGCAGTTGGAGATAATAAAAGTCTCCTATTAAATCTCAATGCTTCATAAATTGCCATATACTGATAGTCTCTTACTTTGTGTGGTAAGTGCAAAGATTTTATGAAGGAAACTATTCCCTCAGGACTAATCAATTCATTTTCTTCTTTTGGGTGACCATGAAATTTGCAAGTTTCATATTCAAGAGAATAACCTTTAATATCACACCATTCTTCCAAGTATTCTATTAAACCACAATATAATTCTCCTGTTCCTGGAGAATATAATCTAATTTTGCCGTCCCACAGTTTGTTTCTGTATTGTGGCATAAATTTTGCTGCAGGAACTTCAAAGGTAAAGTATTCTGCAAGTTCTACATTGATGTGAGGTTCTGTTTGTATTTTTAAATAGACTTCGTTCTTTTTCTTGATGATAAGATCACTCATTAAAATCCACCTTTAAATCTTTGCCATTCAATAGCATTTTTGATTTGATACGTTCTATTTGATACCATCTTTAGAATGTTATCAAGATAAGACAGTATCTGATTTATGTATTCTATTTTTAAACCTAGTTTTTGAAGGTCATCATCTGCCTCCAAAAATAAAGTGATCTCTTCTTTTGTTGTTAGTTTTAAATCAAAAGGCAACTCCTTATACATTTCTTTTGGTGCCTTTCCCTTATAATACCTCCATTTATCACGCAGCAAAATTTTATACTTAAATTCGTTCTCTTTTTTTATTAGAGAGAACTCATTAAATATAACCATGTATTTTTGATGTAGTTGTGGAATTCTGGTGCTCTCCACACAAAGAAGATCATCATCAATAACAGAGTCTTCTGCCCACATTTTTTGAATTTCTTCTAAAGTCATTACAAAACCTCACATGTAAATTAATTATAACATATTATTCTTCTCTTCTCTGCCCCCTCAAAGTTCTAATTTCATAAACAGTATAAGCAAATGTTACTTGTGCAGTAAAGAATTGAACATCATCTGCGGCAACATTAAAATTCAAAGTTGATAGTTCTGTAGGAAATAAATCTTTATATACTACATCAAAATTTGCATTTAAATTATTGTTTAATACTTGAAGTGTCCCATCACTAAATTGAACTTTTTTTCTCAACTCTCTTGAATTTGTATTGTCTTGTATAAATTGTCTTCTCTCTTCAAAATTGTCAGGAACACCTAATGCTCTGATCCAGTTATGTATTTCTAGATAATTTTGTAGATCTTCATCAACCAAAAATGATAATTCTAAAGTACCATATGTAATGTTTCCATCAATAGGATATGCTTTAAATGGAGTTGGAACATCTACAGTTCCTAAACTGATACTCGGAATATTTGCCTCTTGACAAAAGAATATTGTTTTTGGCGCACGATCGAGTAAAAACTTAAAACCAATTGGTGATAGAAAGTTTCTATTTGTAATTTGTTTTGAATACCAATCTGATGCCATTGAACTAATATTCCTTTGTATTATTTATCCATAAAAAAAGAGGGTCCGAAGACCCTCTGAGTAACCTTGTGAATGGATCACATTAGGTTCTTAACTTGTACACGTCTGTAGTATACGTTTGCGTTAGCGGTGAGAGCACCGTTACCTTGAGTTAGACCCTCAGCAAATGGGTTAGCAACTAGACCATAACGGGTCTTGAAGCCAATCTTAGGCTGGAAGGTGTCCTGACCAACGGCACGAACCATCTGGAGAGGAACATATGGGCAATAGAAGAGACCTGCATCATAAGGTGAGGTGCCCTTATAACCCATAACATAGAAGTGGTTAGCAGCAACGTTTGCCGAATAAGGATCGACATAAACTTTGATGCGACCGTTGATAGTACCTGCAAGGGTGCTTGAGGTATCATCGGGGATCTCGTTGGTCTTGCCATTGAGAGGTGAGTTGTAATCGAGAACTCCTGCCATTGCTAGAGCACTTGCAACGTCTGCAGAGCAGATGATGAAGTTACCCTTGCCACGACGGGTCTGTTGACCGATTGCGTTAGCATCACGCTCGATCTGGAAGAGTAGACCCTTGAACTTCTCAACTGACCAACGACCGTTGCTATCAACGTCGAGGTCGAAGATACCAGCGTTAGCAGTGTTGTTCTGAGCACCAGGCTTAGCGATGGTGTAGATAGTACGAACTACTTCGCGGTTGATTTCAGCGAGAACTTCGGTTGAGAGAATGTTTGCTAGTTCAGTCTCAGCATCAAGACCATGGATTGCCTTGAGGTCTTGTGCGAGTTCTAGCGAGTACTCAGCCTTGAGTGCGCGTGACTTTGCAGTAACGGTAACTTTCTCGATCGAGAAGCCCATTTCTGCGAAAGCATTTGAACCAGTACCTAGGGTCTCTGATTCATCAGTTCTCATGCCAGTACCACGGGTATAAGTACCAGGGGTTGCATCGTTAAGAACTGAAGGGTTGGTGCCACTGTGAGCGGTTGAAGAACCGAAACCTGAGGTTCCAGCTGCATCTCTACCCGAGAAGTCTGAATCTGCTTCGTTGAATAGAGCTTCGGTTGCACCTGCGTTGAAGTCACGGTTAGTACCGTAAGACGAACGCATTGCGAAAATTAGACCAGTAGGACCAGTCATTGGCTGAACACCGCAGATGTCATAAGCAATAAGCTTAGGCATCGAACGACGAATTAGGCTGATTAGAACTGGATCGAAACCTGCAACAGGACCAGTTGAAGTTGCACCGCTGCTAAATCCAGCGAATGATGCACCTGAACCAGTGTTGTTAGTAGGTGATGCTTCTGCAAGCATTCCACGCTCTTGGCGAAGGAATTGCTCTTGGTTTTCTAGCAGGACTGAAGTGACAGCCTTCTTGTAAGAATCTTTGATTGGATCAAGATCGTTATGCTCAAGAATAGGTGCCCACTTTTCCTGCAGATGCTCTGACATGAACATTTGCTTATACTCCTTTTTTGGAAAAATTAACTTTGGCTTAATTATTTATGAATTAATGTAATTCACTTTGACCAACGACTGATTGCACGAACATAAGTGTCCATGCTTCCAGTTAGTTGAACATTTTCGGTTAAAGTATCTTCAACCTGAGTTGCGGAAGCTGATTTAGCAAAATATGCTTCCTTGAGAGTTTCAACCTTTGTACGGAAATCACTTTCGTTATGAAACTCTACTGCTTCAGCTAGACCTGCTAGCTTCTCCTTCTGGATCTCAGAAAGACCCATAGAAATCTCATTCACAATCCCATTCTTGACAAAACTGCCCAACTGTTTGTTGAGCTCAACATTAATACTAATTTGCTCATTTAGTTTCTCTTCTAGTGCTTCAACTCTAGTTTCAGCGTCACCTAGAAGATCAACCTTTTCTTCAGAGACATCAATATTATGCTCTTGGAAAAGATTTCTTAGACCTTGGATGATGCTCTCTCCAATTTCTGCGTTGAGGCCACTATCAACTGCTAGTTTATTTTCATCTAACCAGTTGGTAGCAACATATGAGAGATAACCATCAACCTTTTCTGCTAATTCTGTTTTAATTGTAGCAACTTCCTCTTCAAGAACTTCTGCAAATGCAGCTTCCATGATTGAATATTGCTCAGATAATTTTGAAGTTAGAGCTGCTTCAAAGATCGTTTTTGCTTTTTCTTTAAAATCTTCTGAAAGATCTTCACCAAAAACTAAAGCATTGACATCTTCCTCAACGTCAACTTTGAATGCTTCTTCAACAGTTTCTTCTGCTTCATCAGCTTCAACTTCTTCACCTTCTACTTCAGCAAGAACTTCTTCTTCATCTCCTTCAGTTTCTTCAGCAACTTTACCAGATGCTGCAGAAGGATGAGTAGTAGGAGCGGATGCTTTGCTCACTTTAGCAGCAACTTTTTTACCAGTGCTTTCTTTATCAGTTGGCTTGGTAGTCTTAACGTCTGGTCCGCCAATAACTTCAGCTTCGTTGCTTAATCCAGATTTTTCAGCAGGTTTCGCACCTCTGGTAACAACCTGTTCTTCTGATAGATCGTGTTCAATTTGTGTTGACATTATGGAAGTCTCCTTGTCCTAACTTTTCAAATTTCTATATTTATTTATATTCAAAG